ATTCGGATAAACGGCCACCGAAAAGTACATTCTCTTCTTGCTTGGCCAGTTCACGATATTGATTAAAGATACCCTGATTCTTTTCGTCATTAATCGGGTAGTAGGGTATCTTAGTACGATCCCAGGTATCAGGGATCTCACGTGTTACTAATGTACGTTCTGTCTTCTGAGAAGGATCGAAGTGCTTATGTTCAATAGTACGCGTCCAGGGGTTATCAGGTCCTGTATCATTGATAACAGCAATACCCTGATAATTATCAGTATCATGCCATTCATTCTCAAAACGAAGGGTACGATATTCTAACTCACCAAACTGGAAGTCAAAATACTCATCAATCTTACCAGTATAGATTACCTTCTCGGCTTGCGAATCCCAATATTCCTTATCAGCAAAGTAATCCGTGTTGAGCTTTACTTCAATACCCTCGATCATATTCTCCATCATCTTACCTTGAAGTAGTTATTATCGTAGGTAAAGCGAACAGGAAGACGCTTAATAATGAAAGCTGGTAGATCCTTTGGATCACGCTGCCATTGTTTCTTAGTGTAATGCTTAATCAGCTTCTCATAGATGTCTGGACCAACAAGCGCAATAGCCTGCTCTTCTAGATTCTCTGGATCATGATTAATACGTGGCTTCTGGCTTTCGATCTTTTCCATAGCTTCAGCAGGTGTAGTAACGCCCCACATCTCATAGAACGTATTCATATTGAAAGGCAGCGAATAGAGCTTACCTTCATACTGAGCCTTGGGCATCGCTACGAAGTTATTAAACTCTGCGAAGCGATTAACATATTGCCAGATCTTCTCATCATTACAATGGAAGACGTGAGGTCCGTAAGTATGTACCTGAATGCCTTCTTGGTCTTCAGAATAAACGTTACCACCTACATGATCACGCTGCTCAATAATAAGACACTTCTTACCTACATCAGTAGCCAGACGTCCAACGTTCCAAAGCATGCATACGCATACAGTTATCTAGAGCAAAACGATATGCGTTTTCCTGTATTCTCTTTTCTAATATAGGGCTACTCTTAATTAAATCAAGCTTTTCTTCCAGGTCCGATAGATCAGCAGCGATAGGAACGTAATGTTCCATTGGCCAGAAGATATCATCTCTATGCCACCATTCCTTATACGGTCTATCCTGCATAAAGAGAACACGCTTACCAAAGAGATGAAGCTTAACTCTACCGGAGAGCCCTTGGCCTTCAACGTCGATAATAAAACGCCACTTACGCGCTGCATCCATCAGACTGACAAAGTTATCGCAATGGGATGGTTTATCAGGGCCATTTTGTACCCAGCGCACTTCTTCTATATCATACTTAGACTTGTCAGTGAAGTTAAGAAGGTTCCGGCGATTAGGATGCGACATAGCGCCCCGCCAACCAAGTAGATCAGTCTCAGGAGCAATCTTACCAGCTGCTGCAATACGCTGTGTAGTTAGGTTATAGTCATCCACATGTGTCTGCAACCAATTGTCAAAAACAAAATCAGGTACACAGCGAGAGTAATCATCGCCAGTGTAGCAATAGGAGAGGACTTTGTACCCTTCATATTCACTCCACATATCCTTATCCCAGGTATTAACACATACCCAGTCAAAGTCTTTAAAGCCATAGAGATAGTCAGCAGTGCCAATTAGCCTAGCAGTTGACTCGTTGCGTGTTCAAAGTTCTGTCCGCTGACGAACTCCATCTTACCATTGTGCTTACGAACCATAAGCCAGTTGAAAGGAAAGTTAGGAAAATTCACTGCCACGATTCCATAACGATGTTATTAACGTTAGCGTAGTACTTGATCTTGTTTTCCTGAATACGCATCTCATCAGCATTGGTAAAGAAGCGCGAATGCCATTCTACCGTAATAAAGTCGATATAGTTCTTAAGCGTACCATCTTCGATCATCTTATCCAGCACACGATACTCTGCGCCTTCAATATCCATCTTTACAATGATATTATCTTCCGGGGTAAAATTATCGCGAATGAACTGACCAAAGTCTACGCATTGAACCTCTACTTGACGTTGAAAGTTATCACGAAGAGTGCCATCCCAAGGTGCCCAATGCTCTAGATCGATGATAGAAGTACCTTGACCTGTATCACCTTCACCTGGAGGCGTCTCAACGTTGATAGTAATCGTACCATTATAGTCAGCGATAGCAAGGTTATGTGCCTTAACCCATGGTACCTGCTTATGAAAGCCTTCCAAGAAGATCTTATGCGTAGTAGGATTAGCTTCAAACGTATGAATGGTCCATGACTCATCCATATTGAAGCGTTGCATAAACTGCTGTAGACCCTGGCCGAAATGCGTACCAAGGTCTAAAAATACATTTGCCATTAATCGATCCTTTTTACAGCCTGGTATTCGAGCTGATTATCGCGTACTCTAGCATGGTCTATGTCAAAGTGCTTCTTACAATAGGCTGGATAAGCTTCTTGCATACAGATACGCATCTCTTCGAATGCCGCTGCTTTATCGTAAGTTGATTCTGCTCGACGTGGGTGGTACATCTGCTTACTATGTATCACCATCGCAGGCGCTTCAGCTAGCTCACATGCTACCTTATCAAAGCCCCAACCCATCTTAAACGGATAGGAGTCCCAGAACTCAATCATCATAGGGATAAGCGACGTATGATATACAGGACACATGATCTCAATGAAGTTTGTCCATGAGAAGATGTAATCTGGCTTGTGCTTAAGTATATCAAACCATTCATCTGAGTCTTCGGTAAGAGACATCTGAAACATCTTAGCACCAGCATTATGAGCCATAATCAACGAATGGTTAAGTGATTCGATATCGACTTGAATATCATCATCCCAGATACCGATATACTCATAATCGTTTATAAGCATGTCACGGTTCTCACGAATATACTCATGAGCTAAAGGCCACTTATAGCCCTTCTTATTATCAATATAATCATACGAATATATTTCAGGAATAAACCCTGATTCATAGTTATAATTGACGATTGAAGTCTCATACTCACGATGACCGCGATCAGTTCGACGCCAATGATTCTCAGCGTATGGGCCATCGGTAGGAAGTGGCTGTCCTACCGACGTAAACATCATAGATGGCTTCACTTATACTTCTCCAGGATCTCGTTCTTCCATTGAGGTACACGATCATACTGATGAACGAGATAGAAAGGCTCACCCTTTGAGGTACATACAATACCATCCTTAAGGGTAGGAAGCTCTTCAGTAATAAACTTACCGTAGCGCTCTTGAATCTGAGGGCCCGTGGTACCTAGTTGCGCAGCCCATCCTTGCTCTGACTTAGCAAAGAACGTATTCTTCTTCCATGGTTTGGAATTAATGAGCACATTATAAGCTGCCTGATCTGGTCCACCACCGCCTTCGATATAATGAGCAGGAGCTGCATTACAAAGGAGACTGATTTGCATAAAGAGATCAAGCATATGCTCAAAATCACCAGCCATAACACCGGCATTTGATACAATCTTCTCACAGAAAGTTTGGTATATCTGAGGGCCGAAAGAGCGATATAGATTAAAGTTGCCCCAATCCTCTTTGTTATACGGAATCGACTCAGATGCAGCTACAACCTTATACGAGAGATCGCGAGGGGTACCAAGGTTCTTTTCTAGCCATTCAGATGGATTGCGCTGGAAGATAACATCTTTAACGTCTGTAGATATGATATAACGATACTTTGTATCCAGCTCACGCAAAACGAACGCCATGTGATGGAAGCGTTCTACGACTACATTGAAGCCTGGCTTAGTATATTCTAAGCGACGCTGCTCTTCGTTCTGCTCGAAACCAAAAACTTTGAACCCACGCTCGGTGAGTTCATTACATACATCGAAATTAATATTGTAACAGAGCATAGCTTTATCGCCATCATACCCTGAGCGCTCTAGCGAGTTAACCCAGGGTGCGATGGCGTCAAAGTTATACCCAGTAATAGCGCCTATTACTAGATCTTTCATTCTTTATCCTTCTCAATATGTATTGTCGTACACTACCATGCTCTTGTAGTCGTGATTCAGAACATCATACCACTTTAAGTTATTGTAGCTAGCAGTTATGCTAGGGTATGGTTCATCCCGTTTACCACCCTTACGCGCTTCATAAACCCGTTGGGTTTCTGCGCGCATAAACTTACTGAACCGATCTATACGAATCAGATTCAAAATACTTGCAATCGTCACGATTAACGAAAACACTACTGTAAAGAAAAACATAATTTCCATAATAAAAACTCCTTACAAACCAAGCGACTTATAGGTAAACCCGAATGGCTTACCGTTAGCAACATCCTTAACAAGATACTCTTCGAACATCTCGAAGAAGTGCGCTGCCTCTTCTTCACCAGACTGAATCAACGCGACCTTAGCTTCGCGAACATAGTTCGTCACAGAGCGCAGATTAACACCAGTACCATCAGAGAGCTGAGGGCGCTTCGCAGAAATAGTAGTCATAACAAATCTCCTTAACTAGACTTAATGTATATACTCTTTTAGGTAATAAGGCCAGTAGTTTGTTTGATATACTGCTTAGCTACCTGATCATAGCTCTTGACGAGAGAGATAACATGCTTGCGATCGAGCTGGATAGTAGCATCAGGGCCTGCGGTCAGAACGTACGGTACAAGACCAAAGCCTTGTTGCGCCATCATAACCATCAGTGGTTTCGAAAGCTCAATATATGTATCAGTGCGCTCATCAGTCAGTTTACCGATGACTTCGTCACCGCCAACCATCTTAACGGTTACAACATCATTCAGAGCCATAGGGGTAGTAATCAACATATTTAATCCTTATTCTTTTTCAATAAAATTAGATACCATTTCGAAAAATGCATCGCCGTCTTCAATTTCCAACTTCATGAGATAGTCACGGACCTCTTCCGTAACACCGTGCTTCATAAAATAATGAGCAATAGCTCGTTCGACCGTATCCATGCCAAAGTACTGTACAGTATGACTAGCCATTATGCTACTACCTTTTCACCGCGAGCGATCTGAATTTCAACGTCACGGAACGTAACCTTGAATTCGATCTCATGAAGACGATCTTCCGAGATCATCGCCATCGACGTTCCGTTGAAACCATCGTTGTATTCGATATGATAGAAGTTGATATTATCACCATACGAATCCAAAGCGCTAAAAATCTGACGAACTTCGCCACGCTTCGTACCTTCGCACGACTGCCAACGAACACGATCACCAACGAGAACTTCC